GCTGTTGACATGGCGCTTGCGGCTGTCCCAGCATGGTTGGGAGTCGCGCACAACGCGCAACGAATCGACGCGAGCGAGGATTGCATGGCCGCACTGATGATCGGTTCCCTCAAGCTGGACGTCGACAGCGCCTCCGCTGCCGCCGCCACCGCGCACCTCGATGCGCTGACCACCAAGGCCACCGAGGCCGCCGCTCGTGCTGATCGCGCCGAGGCCGAGCTCGACGCCGCGAAGGCCGCGCTCGAGACCGCCAAGGCCGAGCACACCAAGGCTCTCGAGACGTTGAAGGCCGATGCGGTCGCCACCGCCAAGGCGCGCGTGCAGCTCGAGACGTTGGCCACCGCGGTGTGCGGTCGCAAGTACGACTGCGCCGACAAGACCGACCGCCAGGTGCGCGTCGACATGCTCGCCAAGCTCGGCGTGACCGTCGGCGACGACCGCTCGGACGACTACGTCGTGGCCCGCCTCGATGCGGCCCTCGAGCTCGCCGCCAAGCAGCACTCGGCCGCCTCGGTTATCGCCGGTGCGCTGAACGCCGACAAGATGCACAAGGGCAGCGACGACGAGGAGATGGACGACGACGAAGAAGTCGAAGGCTCCGATCTCTATGATCGCAAGGGCAAGGACAAGAAGGGCAAGAAGGACGCCGCGCCCTCGGCGAATGAACTGCTCCGCTCGCGGTGGGGCTAACAGGAGAGACCATGGCCGCTTTTACCTCGGTTACTGCACGCCTCACCGCCGGCACCATCGGGCAGCTCGCCTACGGCGCCGACGCCAACAAGTACGCCCGCAGCTACGTGCTGGTCGATGCGACTGACGTCGCCCCCGGCTTCGGCGTGGGCTACGATGCCGCCAACGACAGCGCCAAGCTGTACGACGGCAACTTCCTCGGCGTGGCCTTCGACGACGGCTCGCTCGCCATCGAGCAGCTGGTGTTCGACAATGCTGGCAACCCCAACATGCCGGTGCTCCGCAAGGGCATCGTGTGGGTGTACTGCACGCAGGACGTCACCCCGGCTGATCCGGTGTATGTGCAAAAGACCGCCGGCGTGGGCAAGCCCAAGGGCAGCTTCCGCAAGGACAACGATGGCGGCAACGCTGACCTCGTGGCCAACGTGCAGTGGGCCGGCGCTTTCACCGTGGCGGGCACCAACAAGGCGGCGCTCGAAGTCAACCTGCCGGCGTAAAGTCGGGAACTGAAGGAGAACGAAGATGAACGAGATCAAGCTCCCGACCCGCCGCACCGTGTTCGACATGGACCCGATCGGCGCCAACAAGTCCGAGAAGCGGTGGGACCGCTACGACAACAGCAGCCTGCGCCACACCGTGGACGCGCTCGGCAAGAGCATGGGTTTCCGCTCCGACGCCGCGTCGGGCTACGCTCTGGCTCGTGAACTCGAGTACGTCTCGGCCGTCATCGCCCAGCAGCCGCTGGCCGACCTGACCTCGATGACCGCGTTTCCGATGGCCGTCGACCAGCCCGCGCCCTACCAAGAGGTCTACACTTGGAAGGCGCAGACGTGGACGACCGGCGGTCGCCTGTCGCGCAGCTACAAGGACATCGGCACCCGTGGCGACATTCAGGTCACCAAGAACAGCCAGAACGTGGCGCCGCTGATCGGCCACGCCTCGTGGGGCTTGGACGACATCGCCCGCGCCGCTTTGGGCAACCTGCCTCTGCCGGCGCTCGAGCTGCAAGGCGCCATGCGTTTCATCAGCGAGACGATCAACAGTGAGAATTGGTTCGGCAATTCGCAGGAAGGCATCAACGGCCTCTACGCCGACGCCAACATCACGAAGTCCGTGGTGGCCAATGGCGCCGCTGGCTCGCCGCTGTGGGCGAACAAGACGCCGGACGAGATCGAGGCCGACATCGTCGACCTGATCAAGACCGTGGTTTTCAACGTGAAGGGCAAGGGCAGCCTGCTGCCGAATCGTCTGGCCCTGAGCGTCGGCGACTACATGAAGATCGCGACGACGGCGCGTTCGCAGCTCACCACCACCACCATCCTCCAGTTCGCCCAACAGGCGCTGGCGGCGGCGGGCGGCGGTGACTCGCAGATCACGTCGCACCCCGAGCTGGCCGACAACGGCAGCGGCGCGAGCTTCATGGTGTGCTACCGTCACGATCCGCAGGTCGCTGGCCGCATCCTGCCGCTGGCTCCGGTGTTCCTGCCGCCGGACATCGAGAACACCTACATCACCCAGGCGATCCACGCGCAGGCTGGCGGCCTCAACATCCGCTACCCGATCGCGATGCTGATCCGCTACGGCATGAGCTAAGGCTAGATCCAGCTAGCTGACTTGGGGGAGGCCCGATGGCTGTGACCGCGACCGACGTCAAGACGTTCGCGCCAGAGCTGTCGGGCCTCTCCGATTCCACGGTCAATCAGTGGATCGCCTTTGCGCCCGGTGCCGTGGCTCCGAGCGTCATGGGCACCGACGCCGACCAGGCCACGCTTCTGTGGGTCTGCCACCAGTGCGTGCGCTCGAGCGGCGGCGCCTCTGGCACGGTCGGTCCGGTGACGAATCGTGACGTCGGCGACGTGTCGATTGCCAACGGCGTCACCGGCGGCTCCGATCTGGTGATGGGCCTGCGGACGACGGCTTACGGCGTGGCGCTGATGCAGCTGATCCGACGGCGAACGGCTGGCGGGCTGGTGGTCTAATGGCCACCCAAGTCATCGACAACCGCGCAGTGTGGGACAAGATCCTACGCGAGCTCGGCAAGCTCCGGCGAACGGTCGTCACTGTCGGCGTGCATCAGGACGACTCAGTCCGCGCCGGCGATAGTCTGACCAATCCCCAGCTCGCGGCGATCCACGAGTTCGGCGCCGGCCGCATCCCCGAGCGGTCGTTCCTACGGGCGACGATCGATCAAGACCGCCGCGTCGAGGACTTCGCGCGCGAACAGGCGGCCGAGGTTGCGACCGGCATCCGGCCGGCAAGCCAAGCTGGCGAGCGGATCGGCGTGGTGACGTCCAACGCGGTCAAGACTCGGATCCGAGCCCACATCCCGCCGCCACTGGCCGCGGTCACCATCCAGCGCAAGATCGAGAAGGGCGCGCACGGTAGTGGCTTGGCCTCGATGGCTGGCAACGCTGCGGCCCCGCTCATCGACACCGGACAGTTGATCAATTCGATCACGTACAAGGTGAAGCAATGAGCGGCGTTCCCGTGATTGTCAGCGATGCGGTGATCTCGCTCGCCGTGCAGGACGTCACCCGCCGACGGTACGCGGCCGGCGCCATCTCGACGACGACCGGAAGCAAGGGTGTGTTTACCGTCGGCGCCTACACCGACACGACGATCGCAGCCAGCATCGGCCCGATCAGCGGTCGGACGCGCGCGATGCTGCCCGAGGGTATCCGCTTGAGCTCGCGCTACATGATGCACACGCTGGCCGACGTGCAGGGCGACCAGCCGACGACGACCTCGAGCATCCAGCAGGCCGATCAGATTGTCTTCGACGGCCGCATCTACCAGGTCTGGCAAGACCGACGGTGGGTCGGCCACGGCACCTATCGGCGGTTCGTGCTCTACAGCGCGACGGTGGAGCCCTGATGGCGAGCTACACTTGGCCCAACGTGCAGGATGCGCTTTACGACGCGGTCAAGGCTGCGTTGCCGAGCTGCACGGTGTATTGGGAATTTGCCACGTCGAACAACGGCGCGCAGTTCCCGATTCCAGCCAAACCCTTCGCGGCGCTGAACCTGACGACGCGCGACATAGCGCCAGGACAGCAGGGTAGCGACGAGGCGCAGATCACGTCGACGGCGGGGACGGTCGCTTACGCCCAGCACCGGCGGCACATCTTGCAGGTGAACGTCTACTCAAACAGCGCCTACGGGGCCAACCATGCCACGGTGCTCCTGTCGGCGCTCAAGCGAGAACTGCGGAAGGATTCGCGGATCCTCGCCCTGCGGCAAGCTGGCTGCAAGGCGTGGCCGCTGGGGCCGGTGCAAGACCTCACGGCGCTGCTAGACACCCGCGCGGAAAGTCGCGCACAATGCGAGGTCGTGGTCGCCACGCTCGAGAGCTCGTCGGAAGTAACCGGCTGGATCGAGACGGTTGACCTGACTGGAATCGAAGTCGACGGCGTGCCGATCTAGAAGGAAACAACCGATGTCCAAGCTCCCCAGTTCAACCTTGGTCGACATCCAAATCAACCTGATCGGCGCAGCGGCTTCGGTCGATGGCTTCGGCGTCCCGATGATCATCGACACCGAGAACGTGCTCGGTGCCGCTGGTCCCAGCACTCCGCAAATCCGCACCTGCTACAACATGCAGGATCTGATCGGCTTTGGCTTCGCTCCGTATCACAAGGCCTACAAGCTCGCCGCGGCTCTGCAAGGCCAGACCCAGCGCACCAAGAGCTTCAAGGTCGCGTCGGTGTCGACCCTGAGCTCGGCGTCGCTGTCGGCGGTCGAGGCGCAGGACGGCATTTGGTACGCCCTGCTCCTGACCTCGCGCAGTGCATCGGACATCGTCACCACCGACACTTGGGTCGAGACCGTGGCCGCTCGTCGCCACCTGTTCTTCGCCGAGACGCAAGAGGCCAACGCGTTCACCGGCGCGCCCTCGGCGGTCACGACGCTGGAGACCAGCGGCAGCATCCGCACCGGCATCTTCGCCCGCAAGGCCAACGCGCAGACCGTCACCCTGACCATCAGCTCGGCCTTCGTGGCGGCCAACAGCGTCACCGTGAAGCTCAACGGCACGTCGATTGCGGCGCCGGTGGTCTACGCTGTGAGCAGCGACGCGACCCTTGCCGCACTCGCGGCGGCCATCGCGGCAGTCGGTGGTGGTCTCATCTGCTCGGCCTCGGTGGTTTCGGTCCCGGCGGCGGCAGACAACGATCGCGTGATCGTGCTGACCGCGTTGGATCCGCTGGTCGACCTCGTGCTTTCGGACTACTCCTGCACGCTGGGCGCTTCGCAGAATACCGCCAGCTTCGCCACGACCAACGCCGGCGCCGGCGCCTGCGATGCGGCTCTCGCTGGCAAGCTGATCCCACAGGGCCTCGGCCAAGCGACCGCGCACGGTAAGACGCTGACCGGCCCGGCGACTGACGACCTGTCGACGGCCGAGTTCAACAACGTCACGACCCACGGCGGCAACGTGTACGTCACGATCGGCGGCATCGACCAGGTGCAGAAGGGCCAGACCTCCGGCTTCGTGGCCGCGGGCCAGCATGCCTTCATGGACACGGTCGCCATGCGCGATCGGCTCGAATCGGACATTCAGGCCGCAGTGCTGGCGGTGCTCTCGCCCCAGGTCGGCAAACTGCCCTACAACAACACCGGCATTGCGGCGGTGGCTGGTGCGGCGATCAACGTCTGCCAGCGCTACGTTTCGCTCGGTATGCTGGAGCCCTTCAAGGTGGCCGAGTCGTGGAACATCCCCGACATCAGCGAGATTTCGCCGGCGAATAAGACCGCGCGCTACCTGCCCGGCATCACGGCCAACCTCGTCGGCACCGGCGCTATCCAGTCGGTGGAATTGACGCTCAACATCGCGGTCTAACGGAGTCGAACCATGGCCAACCTGCTCGGAAGCTACAGCCCCAACGACATCTCGATCATCGTGGCCGGCGTCCCGGTCTCGGGCTATGGCGATGGCGACTTCGTCTCGGCCGAGTT